GGAATCAAATACGATTAATTTCGTAGGTAATTTGGTGCAGCTAAAAGACAAATTTAAGGAGGATAAATTGAACGTTCTCGAGGGATACGAGGAGCTTAATTTTGAGTACAATTTAGACGAGGTTGATAACATCACGCGACCAAATATAAAATTCCCTTTGATTGGCTCAACGCGTCGCTTTGAATACGAGACAGGAACTGCGAACGATGTCAGCACAATGGCTGGAGCGATTAACATTCGCGAGCTATTTCCTGCAATTCGAGTGAGTAAAATTTTCGAGTATATTCAAAACACTTACGACTTAAATTTTACAGGCGATTTTCTTACCTATACTCAATTCAAAGACTTGTTTTTGTATTGCAAAAATTCGGAAGAGTTTAACTTTTTTAGCGATCCGCAAGACCCTGTATTCGATAGCAAAGACTCGGGATTTCCCGCATTTGATTTGGCACTTGGACAATGTACCGTATCATTTGACTTAGATCCGATTGCAATGCGTTTAGAGTCTTGGATAAAAGTCGAGCCAACCGATCCGACAATCAAATACACCATTCAGATATTTGACAACGGAGAACTATATGCAACTTACGAAGACTTGGAAGGCGATAGCGATTTGGGGTATTACTCAAAATATCGCCAACAAGAGAACACCATCAATGGCCAATATGTGACGCGTCGATTTACTTATCAAGTCAGCTCGCAGCTTCCAATGACTTACGATTTATTTATAAATTTAAAGCGTAATTTGGGAATAGGCGCAAGCGGTAGTTTCTTTTATAAGACTGCATTTTCTTACGACAACACCACGTCGGGAGATTTGCAAATCCGTAGATATATTCCCGACTTAACGGTTGAGGCTTTTGTGACTGCAATAGTCAAAGCGTTGAATTTGGTTGTTGTTCCAATAAACGAAAATACATTTTTATTTCAGCCGCTCGAGGCGTTTTATCAAGAAGGTAGAGTCGTAGATTTAACGCAATATATCGAAGCGGAAGACATCGAGATAAACAGGCCAAATCTATTTCGACAAATCTCATTCAAATACGAGAAATCGGATAACGTTTTAAATACGAATTATCGCAACCGAGAGAACAAAGACTACGGCGATTTAATTTTTGACAATCCGCAATCGGCATATACTACAAATTACGAGGTTAAATTGCCGTTTGAGAATATCATGTGGGAGCGAACAACCGACACGAACTTTTTAACGGCTACTTGTTGGAATATAAATTTACAACCGTATGTCCCAAAGCCAGTGCTATTGTATTACAACGGCTCGCAATTTTTAGGCGATCCAATATACTACACCGATGGCACATCATTTGACACAAATACGGAATACCCACGCTTCAGCAACGAAATTAATTTGGGCGGATCGGATTTGTCGTATTTGCAAACGCTTAACTGGGGCGATGAGGTATCAACGTGGCATTTGAGTAGCGCACCAACAGGACTATTCCAAAAGTATTATGCGAACTCAATTTTTAACATTTACAACCAACGAACGCGAGTAATAAAAGCAAAGGCGCAGCTCGATACTTATTGGCTTACATCGTTAAAATTGAACGACCGAATTGTAGTATCAAATAAACGCTATTTAATTAACACAATGACAACCGACCTCACAACAGGCCAAGTCGATTTCGAGTTGATTAATGATTTTAGAGATATTCAAGGCGCGGTTGCGAGACGTTACTCAAACATCCAAGGCTTAGAGATTGACAACACGGCCCAAAATATCGAGGTGCAATTGTATCGAATCGATTACGATTATTTTAACGTGGTTGCGTCGGGTGGGTTTTTAAGTTATCCGTTGACATCAAACAACGACACGGACATTATTTTAAAACTGACAATTTCAGCGAATACAACAGGCGTATATAGAGAGGACTCAGTCGCGTTGCAGTACTATTTAAATGGAGTAGAAACCGAAGTTAAAATACCAGTTTACCAAAATGCTTAACAATATATTACAAATGCTCCAAATCGCGGAGCAATACGAGAACAACGAGACGATATCTATTGCCAAGGGGCGATACGAATACACGCGCAACTATTTACAACTATTTAAAAAGGCACTGAAATGGCAATAGAGAAAGTAATTGATATAAAAGTACAAGGCAACGTCAACGAGGCGGTTGGCTCTTTACGCTCACAACTTAGACAAGCTCAACAAGAGGTCGCAGCGTTGTCCGATAAATTTGGAGCAACTTCAGCTCAAGCCATTGAGGCTGCAAAAAGAGCGGGAGAACTTAAAGACCGAATCGGAGACGCAAAGGCGTTGACTGACGCGTTCAATCCAGACGCTAAATTCAAGGCTTTGACCTCGTCTTTGTCGGGTGTTGCTGCTGGGTTTTCAGCGTATCAAGGTGCGCTCAATTTGGCAGGTGTTGAAAATAAAAACTTAGAGGAGTCGCTTTTAAAAGTGCAGAGCGCGATGGCTTTGTCGCAAGGATTGCAAGCGTTAGGCGAAAGCCGCGACTCATTCAAACAACTCAAGGCCGTTGCAGTTGACGCGCTCAAAGGAATCAAAGCGGGAATCGGTGCAACTGGTATTGGTTTGCTTGTTGTTGCTTTGGGAACTATTGCAGCGAATTGGGAGGATATTGTAAGCGCAGCAAAAGAGGCGTTCCCTGCACTTAATAACGTGGGTAATGTTTTCAATAAATTAAAAGAGTACGCATTCGGAGCGGGTAATGTAATTAAGAACTACATTTTAATGCCGTTCAAAGCGTTGGGCCAATTGATTGCGGGAGATTTTAAAGGCGCGATTGAGGAGATTAAAAAAGGCTTTGATGTCGTTGGAAACTACGAGGCAGGCGCAGCCAAAGAGCGTCAGAATCAAAGAGATGAAGCGGCAGCCGAGCAGTTGGCTAAATTGGTAAAAGACAACGAAAACCGAATAGCAGTTTTAAAAGCAAGCGGCAAAGACACATACGCCTTAGAGCTTGAAAATTTAAAAAATAAACAAAAGCTATACAAAGACGATCAAGAGAAACTCGACCAAGCCTTGCAAGACGAACGCGTTTTGCGAGCCACACACGGCAAACAATTAAGCGACGCTGAAGCGGCATTGAATAAAAAATTAGCTGAGGAGCGATTTGCAGCAAGACAAAAAGAGGCTGAGGAGTTGGCTGAATTAGCAAAGCAAAAAGCCGAGAGAATACAAGAGGATTTCGACAATTTGTACAAAGCAAATCAAGACGCTCAAAAAGTAGTAATGGAGTCGACAATGACTCAGCAAGAAATTGAACTCGCGGCAATTGATAAAAAATATCAAGACCAAATTGCACTCGCAACAAAATTAGGTCAAGACACTACAACTTTGACCGACGCATTTGCAGTTGAGCGCACCGCAGTAATGCAAAAGTACGCAAGCGAGGAGGATAGAATTAGAGAGGAGCAAAAGCAAAAAGACGAGAAAGCCGCAGAGGACACAAAAATACGCGAGCGAGCAGTCGCAAACGCCAAGCTCGACATCGCTCAAAATACACTTGCATTAATTGGCGAAATTGCAGGCAAAGGCTCAAAAGTAGGTAAGGCGTTGGCGTTGGCGCAAGCGACAATCAGCGGATATCAAGGGGTGCAAAACGCATACACAACCGCTCAAGCCTCGCCAATTACTTTGACATTTCCTGCATACCCATATATTCAAGCGGGACTTGCGGGAGCGTTCTCCTTATTGCAAATTAAGAAAATTATGTCAACCGATCCAAGCGGATCAAGTGCGCCAAACTTAGGCGGCGGAGCGGGCGGAGCAGGTGGCGGAGCAACTCCTCCATCATTCAATGTTGTTGGCTCAACAGGTGTCAACCAATTAGCGGGCGCAATAGGCAATCGAGAGGCGGCTCCAGTGCAAGCCTATGTAATTTCCCAAAACGTGACATCGGCTCAATCTCTCCAACGCAATCTAATTCAAAGCGCAACACTTGGGGGGTAATATTTTCAGCCTATAACCTTAAAAAACTATAAAATTTTAAGGTTATAGGTTGAAAAATGGGTTAAGTATTTCAATCTAAAGATTGAAAACGAAAAAAAGTTTATAACAAACAATTAAAAATCAGTTATTAGGTTATGGAAACGTATGAAGTAAAATTTAACGAGGGAGAAAACGACGGGGTGTATTGCATTTCGATAGTCTCAGACCCTGCCATTGGTGTTCAGTTTATAACTTTAGCAGAACAAAAAGAGATAAAACTCGCCACAATAAACGAGGAGCAACGAATTTTGTTAGGGGCGGTATTAATACCAAACCAAAAAATACCTCGCTATCAAGACGGACACGAATTTAATATCGTATTCCCTGCGGAAACGATTAAGCGAGTGCAACAAAATTTCAGTCGTCAAGGATATCAGAATAACTCAACGATTGAGCATTCGGGTACACAAATCGAGGATGTAACTTTTGTTGAAACGTGGATAAAAGAGGATGAGGTACACGACAAGTCAACGATGTACGGATTTAACGAGCCAGTCGGGACGTGGTTTGCAGCTATGAAAGTAAACAACGAGGACATTTGGAACAACTACGTTAAGACAGGCAAAGTCAAAGGCTTCTCAATTGATGGGGTTTTTGACATGGAGAAAGTAAATTTAAAAAGTGAATATAGTATGAATTTAAATGAAATCGTTAACGCGATAAAAGACGGTTTCGCTTCGGTAAAGTTATCAAGCGAGACTGAGCAAGTGGAGGCCGTAGAAGTTACAATGGCTACCATGATGCTAAAAGATGGTGTTACCGTTTTGGAGGCTGACTCTTTTGAAACTGGGGTTTATAACGAACCAAAAGCAGTTTTTGTAGTAGCTGAAAACGGAGACAAAGTTTCTGCTCCAATTGGAGAGCATGTACTTGAAGACGGTAGAATTTTGGTAATTACCGAGGAAGGTATGATTGCCGAAATTAAAGAAATGGAGGCTGAGGCCGAAGTTGAAGTGACTGTTGAAGCTGACGTTGAAATCTCCAAAGAGGATCAATTCGCTGAGTTGGTAAAATCAATCGTTACATCAATGAGCGTTGAAGTAGCCAAACAAATCGAAGCGGTTAGAACTGAGTTAAGCTCGCAAATCGCTGATGTTAAAACTTCTCAAGTTGAGGTTAAGGCTTCAACAAAAGCGAAACCCGAAGTAAAAGAGGTTTCAAACTCAAATGTCAAATTGACAAGAACACAAAAAATTCAAAATAATCTTAAAAACTTAAACTAATGCCTACTACAACTACAGTAAGTTCAAATTATGCTGGCCGCGATGCGGGCGTAATTATCGGTCAAGCGTTCAAAACGATTGACACTATCGAAAAAAATGCGGTAACTATCGCTGAAAATGTAAACTACAAATTGTCTTTGCGTAAAATCGCATATACTGACGGAACAACTGCATACACTTGCGGATTTGCTCCTGCTGGGACAATTGTTTTAAACGAAAACTTAATCGAGCCTTTCAAATTCAAAAATGATTTTGATGTTTGTAAAGAGGATTTCCGTGCTACTTGGTCTGATGGAATCATGGGCGCAGGTGCTGCAAATGGTACTGCTCCTTCTGACATCATGGACGCTATCCAAGCTGAGGTTTTGGGTGCTATCGGTGAGAAATTGGAGACTGACATTTGGCAATCAGATACAAACTTCGACGGTTTCTTAACTTTGTTCGCTGCTGATGGAGACGTAAACAAACCAACTGCTGACGCTGCCGTAAGTGAGTCAAACGTTTTGGCTAAATACTTGAAACCTGCTTTAGCTGCCGTGCCAATCGCTTTGAGAAATAAAGATTTAGTATTCGCAGTATCTCCAGACGTTGCTCAGTACTACGCTTTTTACTTGTCAACTCAAGGTATCGTTTACGGAAACGGAAATACTGACTTCGCTTTAACTTTCGGACGTCACACAATGACCGTATTAAACGGATTGCCTGCAAATACAGTTGTTATCTACGAGCGTAAAAACTTAGTATTCGCTACTGGTTTGACTGCTGACCACAATCAAGTTGCTTTGGTAGACGAAGACGAAATCGGTCTATTGACTGGTAAAGTTCGCGGTAAAGTAGTTTACAACGTTGGTGTTGGATACTACAACGCTGAGGAAATTGTTTACTTGACTTACGAAGCATAATAATAACAAAGACCGCCTCTTAAGTGGGGCGGTTTTAAATACCTAAAAAATACATGGCCTGTTTAATAACAAAGGGTAAATTATTGGGTTGCAAAGACCAACGCGGTGGAATCAAAAATTTGTATTTTGCAAATTACGCCGATTATGGTTACACAATTGCAGCTCAAGTATTGACCGATCTTGGAGACCTTGCTGAGGTTTTCAAATACGAGGTAAAGGCTACAACAAACGCCTTGACCGAAACTGGTACAAGTTCAGAGGACAACGGAACATTTTTAAACGCCCAATCTTTGGCCGTTACACTTCCGAAATTAGGTGCTGACTTGCAAGCTCAAATCCAATTGATTTGCGCTGGAAGACCTCAAGTTTTCGTTGAAGACTACAACGGAAATATTATGTTGATTGGTGCCACTAATGGTACTATGTCAAACTGCACAAAAGTAAGCGGAGGAGCTGGAGCCGATTTAAGCGGATACACTTTGACCATCGCTGCTGAGGAGTCAAACTTATCTCCATTCTTAAATTCAGCGATGATAACTGCGCTTTATGCGTTAGTTTCTGAAGACGTTGTTTCTTAATTCTTTTCATAGTTTTGTCATTAAACGCTCCTTTAAGGGGCGTTTTTTGTTACAAAACACTATTTTTCAGTTATTATAGTATGTGGATATTCAATTTAACTGCGCCTTATCAATTCCGATGCATTCCAAGAGGTTACAATAGTGGCGAAATCACGTTTTTATTGCGTGATGAAACGCGAGACATCACTCACGAAATCGCCGTAACTGGCGTATATTACCAAAACAACGTTTTAGTATTGGTATTTGATGAGCCTATCATGAAGGAGGGCCAATCGTTTGAAGTTACAATCAACGAGGATGACAATTTAATTTATAGAGGCAAGGCTTACGCAACGGCTCAGACTGACTTAGAGAATTTTGAACTCAATAACGGAGTTCTAAAAGTATAATTTTATGGAAAAATTACAAATTATAAACCTATCGAATTACATACGCCCCGAAATTAAAGAGGTGAGCGGTAAAAAGTGGGTATTAAATGGAGACAAAAACTCGTTTTATCAAGTCATTATTGACGCCTATAACGGATCGCCAACAAACTCGGCAATCATTGATAGTTATTCGCAGTTCATTTATGGCAAAGGATTGACCTCAAAAGACAAAGCACGCAAGCCATCAGAATGGGCGGCGATTATTTCGCTCGTTTCTAAAAAAGATTTGCGTAAAATATGCAAGGATTTCGAGATGTTTGGCGAGGCTTCAATCGAGGTTAAATATGTGAACGGAAAAATCCAAAGATGTTTTCACGTAGCCAAACAACGCATTGCTCCCGAAGTTGCAAACGAGGAGGGCGATATAACAGGATATTACTACTCGTATGATTTTGCAAACGTAAACAAATATAAACCCGAACGAATCGACGCATTTGGATACGGCGAAGGAATGGGCGAACGCTCAGAGATTTACATCATTCGTGATTACCAAGTTGGGCAATTTTATTATAGTAACCCTTCGTATGTGTCGGGGATAAGTTGGGCGAAAATGGAGGAGGAAATTTCAAACTACTCAATCAACCATATTCAAAAAGGGTTGAGCTTCGGCCATATTATTAATATGAACGCGGGCGTGCAAGAGTCAATCGAAACGATCCAAGAGAATACACGCCAAATTCGTAACCACTTGACAGGATCACAAAACGCTGGAGCATTCTTTTTAAATTGGAACGACAACAAAGACTCCGAGATTACAATCGCACCTTTGGAAGTTAGCGACGCTCATCAACAATACCAGTATTTAAGTGCTGAGGCAAGACAACAACTTTGCACCTCGCACAAACTTACATCGCCAATGCTTGTTGGAGTAAAAGAGGCGAGCGGGTTTAGCTCAAACGCTGAGGAAATCAAAGTGGGATTTGAGGAGTTAATGATAAATGTAATTAGACCAAAGCAAGAGATTATACTCGACGGATTGATGGAAATTTTTGCCGTTAACGGAATTACTTTGGACTTACAATTTGAATCGTTAAGAGCTGAGGATTTAGCGATTGCAGACGCAACAAATGCAGGTCTTGACAAAGCAACAAGCGACGCGGCCGTTTCTTACAACGGAGCGCAAATTGCGTCAGCGATTGATATTTTCGCAAAAGTAAAAGAGGGTATTTTAACAACCGAGCAAGCGATTGTTTTCTTAGTTCAATTCTTAAACATTCCTGCACAAGTGGCTCAAGCGTTATTTTCGCAACAAGCCGCAGCGGTTACGCAGTTATCAACTCAAGGCTTTGATGACTTAGGAGAGGACATCGATTTAAACGAATGGGAACTTATAAGTTCCGAAGCGGTTGACTATGAAAAAGAGGCCGAGCTTGACGCTGAACTTGATCGCATGAATGGAGTAAGTACGCAATTAATGCGCGTTGCTTTAGATAAAGTTTCAACAGGAACGGCAAGACCAAACGCAAAAAGTTATCAAGATGGCGCGCTTTTTAAAAGTCGGTACCGTTATAGCGGAAATCCATCGCCCGAGCGTGCATTTTGTAAAGCAATGATGAAAGCCAATAAGGTATATCGTAAAGAGGACATCGAAATGATGAGCCAAAGAAACGTTAATCCTGGCTTTGGAATGCACCCTAATCCGAATCAACCTTATGATATCTTCCTTTGGAAAGGCGGAGGCTTACAAAGTGAGGCATTTCCCTTCGGAACTTGTAAACATTTTTGGATTAGAGAAACGTATCGTAAAAGAGCGGATGTAAACAACCCACTTGCGGAGACAATTACACCAGCAGAAGCGAGAAAAGCAGGCGAAATCCTACCAACAAATAACCCTAAAGCGTACATCGCGCCTCACGACATGTAATTTATGGCAACTATTATACTTTTAAAAGAAAACGAACTTACAAAAAACACCCTATTAGGGGGTAATATCGACATCGACCTTTACATTCCTTGTATTGCAGACGCGCAGCGCACACGATTGGAGGAGATTTTAGGGGAGACTTTATACGATAAAATTTGTGACGACTTCGATAACGACGATTTGGTGGACGATTATTTGATTTTGTACGAAGATTACATCAAACCGTTTTTAATTGCTGCAAGCGCCGTAGAATACCTCCTAATCGGGGCCTATAAAGTAAACAACAACGGTATATTTAAGTCGCAACCCGACAACTCGGTGGCTATTGATAAAACTGAGGTTGATTATTTGGTTAATAATATGCGATTAAAGAGTGAGATGTATCAAGACCGAATGTTGCGCTGGCTTAATAAATTTCATTTGCCTGAGTATGTAAGCAATTCCAATAATATCGTCAACCCTTTGCGTTCACGTTTAATTTGTGGCAAATGGTGGCTTGATCGACCTTACTAAAATATGAGAAAAGTAGACAAACGAACTGAGGAAAACATCAAAAAATTAAAACTATTTTTAAAAAATGGCATCGACATTAAATTTCACGACCAAAAGAGGGGACACGTTCAAACAAACGGACTTTCAAATAAACGTTAACGAGGCACCACTTGACCTAACTGATGGCGATGTCAAAATGCAATTGCGTAAAGAGGCAGGCGGAGTGGTTGCGCTTGAGGTGCCAATTACTATTTTTGACGCTACCAATGGCGAGTTTTGTATTGATGAGCAAATAATCGACATACAGGCTTGCACCTACAAATATGATATTCAAATCACTCAAGCGAGTGGCGAGGTTGACACTTGGATAAGTGGACTCTTTACAGTAACCGACGATATTACACGATAAGCATGGCTGACAATGTAAATATAATAGTACAAGACACAATCAACGACATCGTCGTAAATGCAGCCGTTGTAGTTGAAACGATTGACATCAACGTGCAAGCTGCGGTTGATGTGGTTGACATCGTAGCCAATCCAAACAACTACGTTGTAAATATCAACCGAATTATTGGCGAGCAAGTGCAATCGGATTGGGATCAAACGGACAACCAAGCTCCCGACTACATAAAAAACAAGCCAGCCGACACATCAGGCTATACACTGCCCGTAGCCACCACCACCATACTAGGCGGCGTAAAAATAGGCAGCGGCGTATCAGTAACGGGCGACGGCACCATATCAGTAGCCACAAACTACCAGGCACCATTAAGCGGCACAGGATTTGTAAAAATAAGCGGCACCACCATAAGCTACGACAATAGCACATATTTAACAGCTATTACAAAAGCAATGGTAGAGGCTGTTCTTACCGGACTAATTACAAGCCACACCCACAACTACGACAAGTATTCTAAATGGGATTTGCAAACCTCATACGGAACAACGGGGGTATTTTCAGGTTCAATTGTCGAATTTGTAGCAGGTTCAGGAATCACAATTACCGATAATTTGACTGCTGGCCATCAGATATTAACATTTAGTGCAAGCGGCGGAACAATGGTATATCCAGGCGCAGGTTTAGCTAAAAGCACAGGAAGCGCCTGGGACATATCCATAACTGATAACTCAACAAACTGGAATACAGCCTACACCTTACGCATAGCCACATTTACAACCACCGGAAGCAGCGGCGCCGCCACATTAACAGGCAACACACTGAACATACCAAACTACACACTGGCAGGTTTGGGCGGAATAAGCGACGCACCATCAAACGGCTCAATTTATGGCCGATTGAATGGCGCATGGTCAGTAATTACAGGCGGCACTGGGACAGTAACATCCGTAGCTATGTCAGTGCCAACCGGATTAACCGTAACCGGAAGCCCGATAACAACAAGCGGCACCCTCGCCGTTACAATCACATCAGGCTATTTTATACCAACCACCACCCAACAAACCAACTGGAACAACGCATTTGCATATTTAGGAAAACCAAACATAGGCGGAGGTTTAGACTTTGGCTATTTAAGTTCAAGTTACTTTACATTAGATGGTAGCGGTTTTGTTGTTCCTGGT